ATATATCGCCCTTAAAAACAAAAACCCGCCATATAGGCGGGCTGTTTAGATCGTTAAGGTTTACTCTTCGTCTTCTTCGTCTTCTTCGTAAAGGACCCACTCCTCTTCATCAAAGTAGTACCACTCGTCTTCTACCTCATCGTACCACCATGCTGTGTCTTCATCGTCATACTCTACGCCATCATCTTCCTCGTCTTCTTCAAGTTCCCACTCAAATACTGGAACCAGGGTATCCAGGAAATCTTGCAGAAAAGTAAGGTCTAACTCGTATGGTGAAGATAGGGAGAGAGTTACACCGTTTACGTCAATTGTGAAATCCATATTATTTCCTTATTATTATAGTTTAATGACAATATACCCTATAAAGCGAAAAAGGCCCACCTTTTGGGTGAGCCCTTTAGTCTATAGAGACATTTTACAATCCGGCAGTACCGAATAGGTTACGTGCATCATGCCATCCCGTAGCGTAACGCTCGGTGGCCTTATAGCGCATAGAATCAGTCTCAAAGTCCCCTTCCATCGATTTCTCCATGGGGCGGCGCATTACGAGCATGAGTCCGTTTTCTGCGTCGGTTTGAACGAACCATGCCTTACTGGAGCTTAAACGTGTCACAACGTGAGCACCTTTTGGTAGCATACCAGTAGACTTGATTGGGTTCAAATCGTTGTCGGCTGTACCTGAACGGAGTACAGACTTGAGGATAACCTCAGCCTGGAATTCCAATGCAGGTGGAACAACCAATTGCTCTGCTTTCAGACGGATACGTTTACCGTTGTTGTCGATTGCAGAACGGATCTGAATAAGCATTTGCTCAACGGATGTCTGGCTCAATGAAGCGGCAGTTGATAACTGGTTGCTGTATGATCCACCGTTAGCTACAGGGTGAGCTGTGTTGATCAGCGTTACGCCGTCACCACCAACATATCCTGAAGTGAACGCAAAGTTCAGAATGTTAGCACACAAAGTCTCCTTAGTCTCAATCATAGACTGAGCCAAGTGCTTTGCAAAAGTTGAGCCGATACGGATGTGGTCACCGTCTTCCATCAACACTTTGGTCATAGCGTATGCTAAACCGTAGATTTGATAGATAAAACGTGTGATGTACAATGTACCACCTTGATCGTAGCTCACTGGAGTGCCGTCAGGCATTGCAGGAGCCGCGTTCATACCATAGAGCATTACCTCTTCATGATAGTTACGTGGGATACCTTGGATCTGTTCTACAAATCCTTTCCATTCGTCATCGCGTTGCTCATAAACACCATCAAAGACTTCGTTGATAATCGGTTCGACTACCGCACGAAAGTCCGTACTGCGCATTGGGGTTGCCATGGCTTATCCTTTCGTTAAATTATTAAACCGATACCGACGGAGCGGCGAAGGTATTGTTAGAGAGTTGTACTTGAACGATTGTGTATGCATCGCCCCACTGGTTTGTGTTACCGGCAGGATATGCAACTTCACGACCTAATCCAACTACGCGAACTTGACCTTGGTTTCCAGATCCAACAGCAGTTGCAAGCAAAGCTGTAGTAGAGAAACCTGCGCCGCCTACACCGATAGCATAGCCATCAGTTACTGTAGAACCGGCTGTTGTGTCAAAGTTGTATTCAGTACCGATAGCGGCTGAGGTAACGGAACCGTTACACTGAATTTCATACACGATTGCAGGATCAGAGAAAATCCAGAACACGATGTTTGTAGATGCGGCTAGAGTAGTCAATGGAGCATACTTAGCTACAGATCTACGGCCATCAGAGTTTGTATACTCGATACCGTTGAATACGCCGTATACTTTTCCGCTTGATGCAGATTGGTTGGCGATTGTTAATTGGCCTGAGGTAGTTAAAGCGACAGGTTGGAACTCATAGAAAGATTGGCCACTCGATAAAGAGTATGGAGCGCTATAAGACGTACCAGGGACGAATGTGTTAGTGCCAACGAATGGCACAGCACGATCTAATCCACTTGGGTGATATACAGGCTTCAGACCAAAGGGTTGAAATGTTGCTGACATGGAGTCAATTTCCTTTGTTGTTGAAGATTATTAAGCAAAGCGAATATTTTGGTTGTTCGCTCTTTGTGTTTCTTTCTCCATCTCCAGTAAACCGCCCTCAAGTAAGGAACGTCCGCCACGTTTGCTATCTGCCGTCTCACGCACTTGCGCGGTGATATTGCGTTGATGCTCAAGGGGGTCCTCAAGGTGCAACATGCGCATAACTTCTTGATATACGTCTTCTGGTAATTTAAAAAGAATCATCTCATTACAAGACACACAGCCTTCAAACTTGCCCGAACTCATCTTACCTAGCGACCCAAAGCCATTTCCTAACTCGGCGGCTTTCACTGGTTCATAGCCCAACGCCATACGTTTGTCGATACTGTCATATGTGTTAGTCGTTGACAACCAACACAAGTGATACCCTGGAATTGTCCCTCCAGGCATATCAGGGAGTGCACTATTAGCCCATTTGTCTCTGAACGCATCCAGGCGTTCGCGGCGTGCAAAACTGTCGGGGTCCGTAACTACTTTACGGTCCGCTACTTCTTGGACTCTATCGGCGAGGCGATCATCTAAGTCCCGTTTAATTCGTGTATTAGCCATTTGGATTACCCTTTATTGTTGCGGTCGTATTGTGCATACGCCCGGATCATTTTGTTACGTCTGTCAACATTGTCCCACGCACCTGCGTCCTTAATTGCCTGGACTCTCTCACGACTTAACGTGATTGTGTTCGGCTTGGCGCTCGATTCGTTGGATACCCTACTAGAGGCGGTCGGTCCTGCTCTTCTAGTGGTGTTAGCCCCACTGGTTTTTGTGTATCTGTGTGGCAAACGTGCTGATAAACGATTGTCTAACTCTGACCAGTATTCGGAATCCGACGGATCCCATCCTTCTGCGGCGAGTTCTTGATCTATTACCTTGGCAATCCTACTGTCTGTATCTCTTGCTTGAGGGTCATACCATGAGTTTTTCTTGAGCCATGAATTAGCATTCTCCTGCACCTCTGCCGCCATGGGCGTTGGTACGTTCTGTGGCTGTTTCTTGGCCGCCTCAAGCTGTTGTTGTTTATAGTGTTGCATCTGGGCCAACCGTTGCTTTGCATCGGTCAACTGTTCCAAATACTCTACCTGAGCCGCTACGTCGTTTGCTTGCGCCGCCTGCAACATCTTCATTTTCGCGTATTCGACTCTAGTAGCTTCATCCTCTACTTGTTTGTCTATTTGCGAAAGTCTTAACGATGCCGCTCCGCTTTCTAAGCGTGCTAATCGGTCTGCTAAATCTTGGTTGCGTTTCTCAAGTGAACTAATCTTGTGCTTGGCTGATACTTCGCGCTGTTTGGCTAGCTCTTTCTTTAGCCTGCGTTCCTCGCGTCGTGCCTCGCGTATCTTTTCTCTCTCATCATCATCAGAGCCGCCATGGTCATCGGAATTTTCCGTATCATCATGATCTCCGTCTTCTGAATCTTCGTGATCTTCGGACTCTTTGTCCTTAGCATCTTTGTTGAGCTCTTTTTCAAACTCGTCTTGTTCGTGGGGCTCTACTTTTACAAGTGCTGAACCATCATCCTGCTCTTTAACAGGGATATCTTTATGTTCTTTTTCTGCCATACTTTTCTTTCAAAAGTTAATCTACAAACGCTTTCATCTTCTGCGCATAGTCAAATGACTTAATCGTAGAGATGATCTCACGGGCCTGCAACGTAATGAACACCACTGGTGCACCACCGTCGTCAGGGTTTACAACAAATCGGTCACCACCGTACTTGATGGTCCTTACCAGATCCCCTTCTTTGCACCAAGCGCCTTCTGGCCATGGTTCGAGTGTGTCTGGGCTCTTGTATGCCAGTGGTCCTATCTGGACTACCTTGGCTACCGTTTCATTGAATCGTAACGTCTGTTTTGTCTCGTCTACCAGGATAATGCCGCCCTTACTGGTGGTTTTCTCTCTGCGTAATTGAACGAGAACCCTATCGCCTGAAACCTGAATCCCTACGTCAATATCAGGAAAACATTCCTTTTCTGACCTTAAATCCGGCTCATCTTTCTTATCAAAGTCGTACACTGCCATTCGGCAATCTCCTTAAGACTATTCAGCCTCTTCATCCTCCGAGAGTATTTCTTCAATAATCATGAGCGTCTCAGATAATCCCTCATGCTTACCTACAAGTCTTTGATATGCATCAAAGCTATGTACGTTGACGCCAGATGCTATTGCTTCTGCTAACGTCATTTTCTGTTTCTTAATCCTATTCAGGATTTCAGATATTAAATCAATCATTTGTTTTTTCCATCCAGTTTAATAGCTTACGAATTTCTTCAGTAGAACCATTATTTTTCATGCGATTAGCTTTAAATGATATGACGGCAATATTACCTTTTACATATCCACTATTTGGAACTAATCTATCTATTGATGGAGAAAATTCTGCGCTAAATCCGTTTCCTCGACCCCAAGCTAATTTCGATTCAAAAACAGGACAATATTCAGGGGATATTGATAAAAGATAATTTAAATCTAAATCAAAAGGAATATTTAATTTTTTAGCCCTACTTTTACATTTTGATAAAAGACAAGCTAAATGTTTTTCTTTTGTCGATGTTAGTTCTGTCTTTCGTTTTCCCGCACAGCTATAACATGCAGAACGCAATCCGGATTTCATAGTTTTATGTTTGCCGAAATCCGAAAACAATTTCGTTTCTTTGCAAGTTATGCAAATTTTCATTTTTAACCCCAGTTTGGTAAAGTTAGAAGGCTAGTTTGTGAAACTGGCACAAACAGGTTAATTACTCCCGTTCACCTTCCTATTTATAATAATGCATTGGTTTTCAACTTCCGCCCCAAATGCATTAAAAAGTATTAATAGAAGTTACCGCCGCCGATGCGGTTAAGGTTTAAGTCTGGACCAATTTTCTTGCCGGGTGTCAACTTAGCCTGAGCCGCGCCGATCTTCCAGTTGTTGTCTCTGTGTGATCCTGCCTTACCTTTGTCGATGTCAGTCACAGACGTATCTCCTGCGTATCCAGGTGTGCCTGTCATCTTGTATGCTTTACGAAAGCCTAGTTCTTTTTCCATTATTGTCCTTCAGTGGGTTGTTGTGGTTGGGGTTGTGCTTGGATTTGCTCTAGCGCGTGTTGATGCGCCTGATCAGCTTGTTGCATTGCTTGTTGATGGTTCTGTGCCGATTGCTGAATCTGAACACCTTGCTGTCTGGCCTGTTGCGCCGCTTGCTGTGCTACCTGGGCCTGATGCTGAAACTGCTGTTGCTGAATCTCTAATCCGTGTTGATTAATATCCATTTGTGCCTGGTGTGATGCCTCTAAGGCTGTTTGGTTTTGTTCATGTGCCATGGCCATCTGGTCGGCGGTCAGTCCGGCTTGAGCTGTAATCATAGCCACACGTTCGCGTGACGAGTTGTTGATGTCTGCCATGGCGATTTGGGTCGCGTTACGTTGTGAGTCAACTTGAGACTGGGTAGAGTATTTAGTCTGTAAATCTTGGATCTTCTGTTGCAACTCAGCTACCTTAATCTGGTAAGTCTGTTGCTCTTTTTGCATCTCAAACTGTAGATTAGACTGAGCCTCTTGCGCCTTGCGCTGTGTCTCTGCCATCTGGGTCTTAAGGATGACCTGAGCCGTTGGGTCCTGTGCCGCCGCGGCCTGTTGCTGTGCCTGCTGTGCCTGTGCAACTTTCTGCGCCAGTGCATTGACCTGCTGTGTGATTGTGGACATGTTCTGCATGGCCTCTTCGTTGACCATCTTAGACGCCAATGCAAGAGCCATTTGCGCATCTTGGTCGATTGGCTTCTCGGCGTGCAGGTCAAGTACGTCTTTACCGCCTGCGGCCTGTGCCACACACGCGCGCATGGATTGTAGGTAGTGCAGTGTCAAGTGTTGCTTGATATGCTCCAGTGCATGCTGTGAGAACACGGGACCGATTACGGGACTTCCGCCGTATGCGGGGTTGTTTGCGTACTCCATATGGACCTTGATATGCGCGATATGGTCCTGGTCCGGATAAGCCGCCGCGGGCTTGCCCATAGTCATGGATACGTTTTCTAGTGCAGGATTTGACTCCGCCGCGCCCATTGGGTTCGGTAGTACCTCCTCCATGGAGGGTATCTTCATCTGGCTGAGTACCCTGCGGTAGATCGCGCGCAAGTCAAACATGCCTGGTGGGGCAGTAGTCGCCATCTGTAACAGTGCCTGGTTCTGTGCCAGACGCTGTGTCTCAGAGAATATGTTGGGGTCTGATACTGGGCGAACGTCGTTGTTGTACGCAAAGTCACGTACCTCAATCTCTTCCCCAGACTCGTTATCCATCTCGTCCAGGTACCAGTGGTTGATACGTGAGATGATTTTAAGTGACTTGGCCTGTGATCTGTGTAGTCTGGCGTGGATGCTAGAGAACACTTTCGCGCCCTGCTCGATCAGTGCCTGTGTAGTACCGACCGGTGTATTGTTATTTGCGTCAGAGATCTTCTCTTCAGATGTAGTCACTACACCCTTAGCCGCGTCGGTCAGCCAACCTAATAAGTTATAGAGCACACTGGACGGTGCGTTGAATGGCATCGGCATCGCAATCTTACGGATGTCGTCAACACCCGGCGCGCCTTCAATCTCCATTACCTGAGTAGGTTCAATCCTATCACTTTGTCCAGATATCCTTCCACCTTTGAGCTTAAGCATTGTCTGACTGTTGCTGATATGAGCACTGTCAAGCAAAGCCCTAAGAGTACCAGTAAGAGCGGCGGCAAGACCACCAATAAGATGAGGCAGTCCAATAGCGTAAGCACCACGCCATGGGATAAATTTAAATTCAACATACCAGTCTAACTTCTCTAATTTTTCGTCATTGGCCTCCCAGTTACGGCGAAGCGACAGCACCTTAGAGCTTGACTCATCAATAGTCAAAATATACGGCGCACGTTTACCCTTAGATAAAGGATCGTCTTCCAATCGTAAGAAACATGTGATCTCGTAAACACGACGTAGTCCGTCAATGTTCTTAGATGGAATGTCTTTGCCTTCGATCTTATCGTTGGCCTGCTCTGAACGTGTTTGCTCTGTGAGCGGCGTATCAGATGAGTAATTAGAGTCTATATCACGATAGTCACCGTTCTCAATGCGTGAGAGGTAGGTATCTTCTGTAATATCCTGGACCTCAGTGACGCGAGGTGATGTGTAGAAATTTGTGCTTGAGTACGGTAGGAGTATGTTATCAATCGCGACCCACTCACACATTGGTCGTTTCTGTTCTGGGTCAAAGCGCCACTTTAAGAACTGCGAACCGCCAAGTGGCAATTGCGTCAGCAACTGCTCCATCTCGTCGCGGTATTCTGGTACCTGCTCAGTTAACTGCCAGTTCAGGAAGTTAACCTTGCGGTCTGCGACCTCTTCTTTCTCTTTTGATGCCTCGCCCTTGATACTTGACTTAACAATACCCTCAGGTGGTAACAACTCTTTAGCAGAAGATGCGGCGAAATCGACGCAGGCCTCTGCCATGATAGGATGGACGACTTTGGAGGCTCCGTCAAACGTGGCTCCTCCGGGCGCGTCTTTACCCAATCCAGTGCGACGAAGTCCCTCTTCGTACTGTTTATCTCTTTGTTTACGTGACTCTTGGTCTACATCAATAAAATCTAAGTAGTCTGATGCCAGTTTTGCAAGTACAGACTCATCAATCTCATCCGCCATGTTGGCGTAGAAGTCTGGATCTTCTTGAGGTCCCTTGGTCTCTTTTAGGTTGATAACAACGGAGCCATCGTCAAGCTCAATGACCTCTTGCTCTGCTGTGTCTTCATCTAGCCCAAACTCCTCTTCGTACTCTTTAACTTCTGAGTCTTTAGCAGTATCCCTACCCGCCTGGTCTAGGCCCGACTTGTTTCTGCCTGCTTGGATTGCTAATTTAGGTTGTGCCATTTGTTATTGATTCTGTGGATTGTTTAATACGCTGAGTGCGGGCATTGCCTGCCTCTTAGCCAACTCGGCGCTTTCATTTGAATTTAGTTCTGGGCTGTACGTCGCCAATTGACTCAATACAGATGCCTTCATGGGTGAGTACGCTTGCGCTAGGTCACTAATGCCCTCTAACGTATGACCCCAATGTTGGTTCATTAACGCCTTTGCTGTGTCGATTGCGGGCTCTATCGCAAATGCATGACCTATATGGGGCAGGGCCTTGTTGATTATCCCACCGTCTGCTTTTCGTATGTCAGGGTTTGTTACGTCGTATGTACCTTCGTTACCAATGGCTGATTTTATTTTTCCGGGATCAAATACCCCTAAATTACGTATCCCGTTTTCTTGCATGTACATTGAATCATGCCCTAAATCTTGAGCGGCTTGTTGTACTTCTGGTTTTTCTATTGCTTCCCATTTACCTCGACTTAATGAATCTTGTAAATCATTTATTTGTCGATATTGATTACCAGTTATTTCCCCGCCCGTCGGGTTAATAACTTTATTTGCTAATCTTTGAACATGTTCTGGATTGTTGTAATCAAAAGGATTTGTTGCTTGTACATGCACAGGGTAAATTGTAGGATTACCTTTTTCTAAATTTCCTGTGTAATACCCGGCAAATTCTGAAGACGGCGATAAAAATGTCATACGACGTGTAACTTTATCTGCCGCAGGATTTACTGATACTCCTGCTGAGGGATTAAATGCTGTTATTCCTTGACTGTTTGTTGGTGCGTTGCTAGTGCCGTGGTACATTACATTTTTTTCAACGCTTGGCTCAAGAAATTTTGCTTTATTTGCCATTCTTTCAACAAAAGGCATTAATTCTTTAATTATTCCACCACTTGCATACTGGAATTTTGATGGTGTTCGTCCGCCGTAAATCATCTCAGCTATCATGTCCTCTGGCGACTTTTCGCTGATAGCCCCGCCAGTGGCGTGTCCTTGCACCCCATAAGGTTGGGTATTATTTAATAAGCTAGAGTCCAGTTGCGGTAAACCGGTCTCATCCATTAGGATCTGGCGGGGGCTTTTAAGTAAGTCTATCATACTATTAATACTAATGCATTAATAGTTATTAGTTCGCCCTACTTATGTTTTTTCATCCACTCAACCACCCTTTGGCATTCCTCCATGGTGGCATTACTTTTTATTGTGTTTGCCTTAAATGATATCCAACATACGTTTCCTCGAACATATCCTTTAGCCGGATCAAATTTATCGAGTGATGGGGAATTGTCTGTCGCATGCCCTTTTCTTTCTCCCCAAGATAGCGGAAAGTTTAAAACAGGACAATTATCTGTGGCAATCTCACAAAGATAATCTAAATCAATTTCAAAAGGCACATTAGATTTTTTAGCATCACTTTTACGTTGAGCTAATATCTTTTTAATATGCCCCGCTTTTGTGCGGTATTGAATATTTCGCCTATCTCGATTTTGTTCATTCTTGCAGTCTTTACACCAAGATGCTTTTTTATCCTTGGTGTATTTATGTTCTGAAAATTCAAATAATGGTTTTTTAATATTACAATGAGTGCATGTTTTCAAGATGATCCTTAATAGTTATCCTTACTTATAATAATGCAGATAAATATTTTATCCGCCCTTATTGTGCGTAAGGATTAGACATTTTTTTACTTAATTGGTCATCTATGTAGGAATAATCCCTTGGAGGCAATGTATCAAGTTGAATCCATCCTGAGTCGCGCAGTACACGTAAGGCTTGGCTTAAGCTATCTACATAATCATCATGGCCTTTCGCTTCTGGAAAGGAGCATACTTGCCGAATAAATCTTTTTGCCCATTCCGCAAACTCACCTTTTTTGATTGAATCTTCTGGAATATATACTTTACCTTTGGACACTAATGGTGCTACAATGTTCAGCCTCTGCACCTTATCGGCCCTATGTGGATTATATCCACGAACGGGCACACCAGATCCCTGCAGTTCCTGTATGAGGGATATACCCGCCGATTTGTCTTCCATGAGTATCAGGTCGGCCTTACGCCCCTTGCCGAACGTATTATCGGCCCCGTACACGACCTCCTTAAAGTCATCAATGACCTTACGCCTGAGCTCTGGATACGCCAGGTGTGCGTCCCATGCATCCAGTAAGATAATACACGTACCTGAGTCGTCCTTCTCAAAGACGCCCCATACCGTGCAGGCTGTTGGGTCGTTCATCGTCTTCTCACTTGTCGCTGGGTCATAGCTGGCGATCACGTACTCCAGGTTAGGGGTTGGCATATTCGCGGGCCATGTCCTGAAGTGCTTTCTCTTGATGATACCCGTACTCTCAGGGTCCAGGATCTCACCGTAAATCTCCTGCCGCCCAAGATCAGTACCCTCATAGGTCTCTAGCTGTTTGAAGAACGTATTAGACAAGTTCGCCCGGTTGTCGTATGAGCTTGCGTTAACTACATAGACATCACCGCCGATCTTACCCTCATTGAGGTCTACAATGACCTCAAGCGGTTTAGGGGTAGTGGTAATAATCTGCTGTACTCGCGGTATGCGCGGATCCGTCAGACGCATCGTGAACTGGATACCGTCGTAGGCCTCGTCGATGTAGTCGAACGCACACAACTCGTCCATCCAACCCCCGTGATATTGCTTTCCACGGTAACGTTCGGGTTCTGATGCAGGGATACCCTGGATGATGGATCCGTTCTTTAGCGTTATCTCAAACAGAGACTTATTGTAGTCCTTGATCAAGGTACTCGGTATGATATTAAGCAACCCAGAGTCACCCTCAAAGCAGGTAGCCCGGATATCATTCGATGTCGGGGCCGTCACCAACCACCTGGTGTGGTCATATTTCCATGCCCGGATACCAATCCAGTGCGACGCTGTGTGGGTTTTGCCAGATCCACGACCCGCCAACATCAGAAAGGTGTCATAATGTCCGTCATCGGGCTCTTTTTGATGCGGAAGCGCCGTTAATGTCCACTTTACCTGCCATATTGCGGCATCTAGTTGCATTTTTGGCCAGTGGGCGTGTGTTTTTGCAAAATCTGCTAAGATTTTCTCTTGTTTAGTTGTTAGGGGCATTTTATAAACAGGGAATGTACCCTTCTCCGATTAAAATTGTGTTGTCTGGGCTGTCCGTTTCTATATGTATGCACATTTCGGACGGGATTTTTCGTATTCCGATGATGTATCTTCTTGCGTTATGCACTCGAATGGGCGGTGAGGCCTGATTCTCAATCAATTTATGCCTCGTCCTAAATGTCAATGTATAATTTTTCAACTGCTCATTGAAAAGAAGTTTACTTTTATTGCCTAGTGACTCAACCAGTCCTTGGATTTGCAGGACAGTCCCGTAATGATAGTCCGTAATCCTGAAGTGGTCCTTGGTCGGGTTGTACTGGTTTGGTTTGCCCTGCACGATACCACTCAGTAACTCCATCCGCTGTTCATGACTGGCCAGTAAATAGTTATTTGGGATCTTGGTTATGACATCCGGAAAGAACTGGTCCGCAATATCTGGCTTGGTCGTAAACTCCCGCTTACCGTTCTGCATCTTGTAGCCGGGTATGATCTGATACCCGTTGACCGGGAACGCCTGCAGATCTACGTTATCGGGGCATAGCATGGACCCATTCGACCTGCGGTTCATGTACCAGAAACCAAAGATCCACGGCGGCACCGGCAGGAATTGATGCGGTAACTCCAGGGGCCTCGCGGTCGGTACTGAGTAAATGAGACGGTCCCGTCCGTTTGTCAATGCCGTCTCTAGGTGCTCAGATATCCTAAACTCTTGCAGTGGTCGCCTGAACTTGTACTTGCCTTGGTATTGATACGTCCTCTGTCTGTACTTCGGGCTCTCGACTGGTAGTCCCAGTCTCCCATCACCACATACGGATAGGTTATCATTGAACGTGACCTCATAGCAGGACTCTGGACGATACAGTTGAACCAACTCCACTCTTGCCAGTTGTCCTTGTTTGGTAAATACATAATCGCCTTTTTGAACCGTACCCGCCAACTTCCAATAGTCTAGCGTCAATATCTTTTGCGTTACAGTAAATGCCATCTCTGCGTTTCAGCTTGGTATAGTGATATTAAGGTACTCAAGCACCTCATGCCTCTCGCTGTCTAGCATCTCTAACAAGTCCTCAAATGGTATGCTCGGGTCAGCCTTTAACTCGTCTCGGATCTTAAAGTAGTCAGACTTTGCCCTTGGGTGCGTCTTGAAAAAGTAAGAGCTTCCCCGGGGCAAACGGTCGGACCTGCGCACGTATCCTTTGCGCTTGCCCTTAGCGTTGTTATTCAACTGTTTTGCCATAGAGTCCGGCGTCAACCAGATCTCCTTAAAGAAGCCGTCGCGCTTCACGATGTTGGTGTAGGCAAAGAAAAGTTTGTTGTCTTTGGCCCTGGTATCATGACGATAGAACGGGTTTCCAGTTTTTGGGTTGATTCGTTTCATCTAATATCCTTATACGTATATCTATAATAATGCACGTATATCGAGGTTATGCCCCAAATCTCTGCGTTTCTAAGAAGTATATTGATAACAGTCTGTATAAAAAATAGGCAGTCAGGATAACTTCAATATACTTTCAAATTTTGACGATTGTAACTTGTTGATTCCATTGGGGATTTATCGGTATATTGATAACAGACACAGTAGTACCCCTCTTTTATATTAATTAATTAATTAATTAATTAAATAAATAAAATATTTAGGTGGGTTTAAATTGGAAATACCCATACTACCCAGACTGTTATCAATATACCTTTTCTATGTGTTTGAAAAAATATAAAAAACCATACGTTATTCCGGCATTTAACCAAAAAATTCAAACGAGCTTGGGTTTTGTGGGGCCCCCGGCGCCGAGGCTCGGCATGGGACCCTAAATGGAGGGTCGCTATAGGACTAAAGGGGGCCCTCAAAGGAGGGTTGGCACGGTTCTTGCATCTTAGCACGATCTACGCCTATCAGCCTGGCACGCATCTTGCTTCCACCTATCAGCCTGGCACGCATCGTGCTAGAGTAGCAATAATCATGCCAACCTATCAGGCACGAACCTTGCTAGTACGCAACTATCATACCACACAGCCTGGCACGCATCGTGCTAGTGTAGCAATAACCATGCCAACCTATCAGGCACGAACCTTGCTACGACGCAAGAATCGTGCCAGATAGCCAGGCAACCAGGCAGGCTGTAAGGCCCTACAAGCTCTTAGGCTGTAAGGTGTCACCGCGGTATGGACCGGGCCAAAGTAGAGGCGTGGCGGGTAGGCTGTGAGGCTTTAAATAGGGTTATGCGTATGCGAGAGGCGCGGTCGTGGACGCGCACCACAACAGCACTTCACAAATCAAGCGCGACCCCACCAGGTGTGTGTGCCCTTATAGCGTCGCAGATCATAAGCAGGTGCTCGACGCCGTACTCGTTCATCGCTGAGTTGACGGAGTGCAAAATTACTCGGGTATTCTCAGGGCTGTAGTCCTTACAGGCGTTGTCGATGCGGTCCAGTGAGGGCGCGAAGGGATGCGCGCTGTGCTCCTCCGTCGCGCTGAGGCTGAAAGGCAGTCCGGTCAAGGCGCAGGTCCCGCGCTCGATCCGGCGGACGATCCAGTCTATATCAATAGTCACACTCGCGCCGTTGCGATTTGCCCGTGAGCGTGCGTTGTTGAGTAATACATAGGCCCTGCCCTTGGCAGTTGTCCTGGCCCGTGCCTGGCGCGCTGTTTGTGGTTGAGTCATGGCAATAATAATGCAACAAAAGTACTCAAACGCCCATGGAGACGTTTTAAGGCACCCAGAAGCGCTCAGATAGGTATAGTGATACTAACCCCTTACCCAATCGGCGATCGCGTCACCTGCGAGGTTTGTGTACTAAAGTATTCATTATGTTTGAAAACAAAGGTACACACTTTACAGCTTATGAGTTGTAAAGTACTAATACAGGTGGTAAGCTGTACATGTACCATAAAGTGCACATAAAGCAGGGTAATGAATACTTTATGTTACATTAATTGTAAAGTTATGTAAAGTTGCTGTATTTCGGCAACATTGAGCCGATATTGTGCATAAGAGGTGCATAATAGAGGCCTTGACAGCAACAAATTAAACAGGAGTTAGACACCATGAACAAAGCAAAATTGATCGAGTTGTTACAAGACGGCGCATATAAGCAGGGCGAGAACTTGTATCATCCCAGTTTCAAAAAGGGTTTCAGGAAGCTTGGCTTTTCTAACATCTCCTGGGATGCAGTAGAAAGAGAATTCAGTAGCACGGGCCGGTTAGTTCAGGACGCAGACGGCGCCACACGTTTAATCAATACAATCTAATTAAGGAGCACGGACCATGACAGCAGAGTTTAAATTTGCGGTGATTCTCGAAAGAAACGCATCCAATTGCGTCACCGGAAAGATAGTAGATACTTCACCAATCACTACAGACAGCCCAGATGTTGATTCTTTAGACTTGGCAAACTGGGTTATTGAGAAATTCGCTAATGATATGCAATTGGTGGATGATGTAGCATTCTTTGAGAATTTAAGTGATGCTAAAGATTGTGTAAATAGATTTGCAATTAATTAATAAGTAAGGAGCACAGACCATGACAACACAAACCATTTCAGATTTGGGCCACGAGCCCTCAACAGAGTTCAGGACGGCAATTTTGAGTGCCCTACTGGCGCAGGGCCTCAGCATTGATCCAGTGACACACTTCAAAGGCGAACTGTACGACGGCCAGGAGGACTGGGCCTTTGTTGAGTTGGACTACATGACGTTTGACGTCAACTACTGGATCGACGATAGTACGTTTCATATCACGGCCTACCCATCGGTTTGTGGCGAGGACGGTCAATACCAGACAATCTACAGCACCTACTGGAGGATCCTCACACAGTCCCTTGAAATGTAATCATTACGTTCTAAGGGAAAACACCTAGTGCAATTGTGCATAAACCCTGGCAGAATAGAGACTCAAAACAAAACAACGGAGTTAAACACCATGACAACAGATCTACTACAAGCATACAAGGACGGCTACAGAGAGGGTCGTACCGATTTACTAGAGTTCGTGTTCACAGCGACCGGCCTCAAGTTTGATACAGTTGCAGACTTAGTAATTTATTTGATGGGAGTGAAATAATGGAGAGACCAGTAAAGACAACGATCGTTCGGTTTGAGAACGATAGCAAGGCACAGGCCGAGGCCTACTGCGAAAAGAACCCCTACTTTCACGTGCAGAGCGCGTTAGGTGGTCCCGGTTATATAGCGGTCTATAACCATATGTACTATAAGAACCCAAGCCTTAAACTGGAGCCCAACCTTGAGGGCTACAGCGACGTCATTAAGGAAGAGTTAAACCGCAGAGGATACCTCTGCTATGAGGGAAGATAATCATGTACTTTATATTCGACGCAAAGAATAACCTGGTCGGCAACCCCCAAGGGTACCGGACAGTGGCCCAGGCATCAAGGGTAGTCAACAGCCCACGCACAAAGGCCTACAAGGCGATCTGGGCCACGTTCGACGCATGCCGTAGGGATAACCCAAAGCATACCAGGATCAATAAAATAACGGCAGAGGAGGCCAGACCATGAACCTTTACATGAATTATTGCATGCACTGCAACTATAACTACAGCGGGGACCACGACTGTAGTACTGATGATTACACACCACAGCAAGAGCAGGACGATTCGGTTAACTACATTCAAAAAGTGATTGAGGCTCTCTATGAAAACGGCGACCCAGTATCTGTTGAATCGGCTGAGTTATTAGAACGCATTATTGCCAAGCAAAAGCAGGATGATTCTGTCGGGACTCTTAACATCACTCATCACAAGGGACTGGAGAATCATGACTTTGATTACTTTGGATGCCTACCTGATGGCACTTATTCTCTCTACATCAAATCAAATTGAATTGTAAAGTTTGTGTAAAGTTGGGCAGGGTTCGGTTTTATGTGCATAAAGCTGTTACATTAATGACTGTGGACAGCGACACACAAATAAGTAAGTTTAAAACAATTTTTTAACCATAAAGGAAATCACCATGTATAAATTCTCACGCTCTTCTAGCCAATCAGGCTACCGTTCCAACCACGCTATCAGCAACGACGTGATCGCGCATTATGCGCCAAGCGTACTCGCTGAGTCAGCGCACGAGTCACGCGGTGAGCGCTACTCTTTCATTCCAACAATCAACGTACTCGACGGCCTGCGCGCTCAAGGGTTCCAACCGTTTGAGGTCCGCCAGACTCGTTGCCGTGACCTGGCAAAGCGCGAGTTCACAAAGCATATGGTCCGCCTGCGTCATCCAGACGCTATCGGATCCTCCGAAGAGGTCCCAGAGTTGGTCCTTATCAACAGCCACGACGGGACATCGTCATACCAATTACTGGCCGGGTTCTTCCGCATGGTCTGCTCTAACGGACTTATCGCAGGCAACGTCACCAATGACGTGCGCATCCGCCACTCAGGCAACGTGATTGATGACGTGATCGAGGGATCTTTCACAGTCCTTGAGAACGTTAAAGAGATCGGTGCCCGCATCGAGCAATACAAGTCAATTGAGTTGTCCAGTGCTGAGGAGCAGGTCTTTGGCACATGCGCATTACAGTTGCGTTGGGGTGAGGACAAGGCCCCTATCCGCGCCTATGACGTGCTTCAGGCCACAAGATGGCAGGACCAGAAGAACGACCTCTGGACCGTGTTTAATCGCGTCCAGGAGAACTTAATCAAGGGCGGTGTTGCCGGACGTGCAAGCACAGGCCGTCGATTGACTACACGCGCTGTAGGTGGCGTCAATGAGAACGTTAAACTGAACCGCGCGCTGTGGTCCCTGGCCGATGGCCTGGCACAGTTGAAGTCCAATGAAGTTACAATCGAGCAGGCCAAAGAGTTGGCATTTATCTAACACAAACCCGGGGCCCTAACAGGACTAATGTTAGGGCCCCAAACAGGAGTTAACACCATGGCAGTAACAACAGAAAAAGTCTTGCAGATCTTAGGTAAGGAATATTCAGAGCGGTTCCTTGACACAATGCACAATGCGCCAGTGCATGATTTGGTCGCGGAGATTATGTTGCGAATGGACGAAAAAGAGATCCATGAAATTTTGAAACAATACCAAGACGAGGAGTAATTAAAATGATACTACACACCAAATTTATCAACCCACCAATCGAGACAAACGCATTCGACTGGATCGCCCTCAACGAGCACCGCGAGGACGTAATGGGCCACGGACCGACTGAGGATGACGCGATCGAGCACCTCCTCTGGCTTTTAACTGACGAGGACTGATACCATGATTAAAGCGCTCATTATCGCCATTGGACTGGGACTGGTTCTTAACGTGCAGGCCCGTACCAAGCCAGTGCCACAGATCACCGCCCGCAATATCGACGTGGGCGCACACTACCTGGGTGACCAGAACCAACAGGACATCAAGTGTCTAGCGTACAGCATCTACCGCGAGGCGGGCAACCAACCAATGTCGGCCCAGTTCGCGGTCGGGCAGGTGCATGTCAACCGGGCCCGTGAGGGGACCTGGGGCCACCACCTCTGCAAGGTTGTCTATGCCTATGCCCAATTCAGTTGGACCAAGGAGAACAGGACCGTAGGTTGGACAACAAAACAATACGCCTACTTCTTAAACATCGCCGAGGCCCTTGTAACGGGCGTGCATGTGACAGGACTGGACAGCACCAGGATCCTGCACTACCACACCACGGTGATCAAAAAGAACTGGGACAAGCAGGGGCAGGTAGTCGCAATCGCAGGCGCACATGTATTTTTTGCAGACATCCCACACTAGGAGGACTTATGGGAAATAATTGGCCTTTTCCAACGACACCAATACCGACAGACAACAGACCACCAAAATTTAATCCAGATAATTTTGAACCGGGCCCTTTTTGTGTATAATACGTATATCTAAACAGCTAAACAGGAGAAACAGAAATGACAGACATCACCAACACCGTAGACTCTTTAGGAGCAATCAACGAAGAGATCAAGGCACTTGAGGCCGTGGCCCGTAAACTTAAGGCAGAACTACTCGCCCAGGGCGCGGGGCTCTACGCCGGCAACATGTACAAGGCCGAGGTACAATTCTTTGAGTCTGAGTTGATTAAGCCGGACCTGGTCCGTGCGTTAGTAACTCCAGAGGTCCTCAAACAAGTAACAGTCTTAAAAGATAACGAGCGCGTAGTCGTGCGCTCACTGGAAAACATAATATGAGAGAATTTTTATCTTTTCAATTTCCCGCAATTTCAAAAGAGGAGGAGCTTACGACCCTGCAAAAGGCCAGGGCAATTGCCCAGTACATGCGGGAGGATACACCGCATGAACACATTCCATTTCCACAACAAGAGAAAACTATGGACTTAGAAAAAGTATTACAGGCGTGTGCAGATGACAGCGACATGCACGAGTGGGAGCCAAAGAAAAAGCAATTGAAATTGATATTAGGGAATGGCGCCAGGATCAAGATATCGCGTTGGGGGCATAGTTTGGTCACTATCAAAACAAAAGACTTTGTATATGACGCTTCGGACCTGAGAGAGTTAGCAGAAGAGTTACACAACTTAGCAGAAAAGTGGGAGATAAACAATGATTGATTTATTTGATTTTATTTTTAATACCTTACTCCTTGCAGGACTGGCGGGGGTTGTGACTTTGGTCTGGGCCTCAGTTTATAAGATGTTGTATGACTAAAG